TTATAATAATTCCCCGCGCCCTCCAGCGTGCCGTAAAACCGATCAAATCCTCTTCCGATCCTGTCAGTCTCCGGAAAAGCACATAGGCTGCCATCAGCAATGCCGTCATGTCTTTCGTCAGGCTTCCCTCCATCTCCAGTTTGGCAGTTTCTTTCCTTTCCTCTTCATCCTTGTATACATTGCACAGGTTGGTATAAAATACCAATGTCTTATGAACCACCTTACTGGGCTTCATTGTTCCCCTCCTTATTCTTCCTAACAATCTCCGTCAGACGTCCATTCAGCTTTTCCCGCCAGCGGTTCCCTTCCTCCGTCAGATATTCCGTCCCCGCATTTTCGATATAAAACTCTATCATCCGCTTCTGGTGGTTCATCAGCTTGATCCGAAGCATTGCCTCCTTATTCAGCAGACATATGCAGCGGACAGTATCCTTCATTTCCTTCCATGCCTGTTTTAGTGACTCTCTCTTTAACCTCATTTCCCATGTTCCCTTTCCAGCGCCGCTGACGCTTCCAGTACCTCGCTGACATAGGATGACATTTTTCCTATGCCACGGCTGTAGTCTTCCGCCCGGCTGTCCCCGCTGTAGAACATCAGCACAACGGATGCGTCCTCATGTTCCTCAAACAGTTCTGCCAGATAGTCCGCAGCCACCATCATGTTGCCAATCGGGTCATGCAGATCTGTCACGCCCAGTTCTTTCATCCTGCCCGTATGCCACCGACTGCTCACCTGCATCAGTCCCTTGCAGCTCCCGTTATCTACGTCCGGGATATAATTACTTTCACGCCATGCGATCGCCTGTAGCAATTCCGGGCAGATGTTGTATTCAGCGCCCGCTGTCTCCGTCAGCTCTCTGATCTGCTGATCCGTCAGCGCTTCCGATGCCCTTACTTCCATTTGCGGCGCCGCCATTAGGGCAGCTGCCAGCAATAATGCCAGTCCCCTCTGCATTTTCTCCAACCTTCCTTTTATTCATTGCCTTCATCGCTTCGATGAGTTTGGAACACTGTGCCCCGTTGAGCCATTCCACGCACTCTACGCCAAACATCTTGCGTGCCAGACCATTTAAGCGTGCAGGGTTATCCCACCCGGCTTCCGACGCCAGTTCTTTCAGCTTCTGCCTTTGGCGCTCCGTTACTGGGTTCCCTGTCTGCCCCTTTGGTGCTTCCGGTTTCAGCCCCATCAATGCACGGGCGACCGTATTCCGCTCCTTCTGTGTCAGTTCCTTCAGGCTTTCCTTTCCCGTCCGGGCTTCCACAAACATATGCAGTTCCTCGCTGCTCATGGACAGCTCCGGCGATTTTGCCAGCCCCCAGATCATCCTAAGTGTCGCCTGAAATTTCATCAGACCACCTCCCGCAACCTCGGGCGCTGGCTGCCGCGCCGCTCCTGTCTGCGCCGTAGCATCCAGCGGAACAGGTTCAGCCCCCTCATACTCCGAACCATTACCATGCCACGGATTCCATACGTCTCATTGATCGCACGTTCCGCCGCATACGCCATGGACAATGCCTTTTCATTTTCCTGTGCGCCTTCCATGTAAATCACAACCTTCTTCATCCCTGCCTCCTTCTCACAGCAGCATCATCCTGCTGGCTTCACTCACAACTTTCATCGTTACCCTTGTCCCGCCCTGCTCTTTCAGAATCCGGAGGACATTGTTGACCGTCCGGTCAAACAGGCGGAAGCACCCTGTCTGCTTATTGCACGCCCGCATCACAAGCTCCTTCAGCGCATCCTCATCCACCGCATAGCCTTCAAAATACGACCGGACTTCCTGCTCCGTCAGTCCCCGGAGCTTGTATCCAAACTCCATCCGGTTTGCAAAGCGCACATCGTAGCTTTTCAAAAGTCCCTCCAGCACCGGCTCCCCGGCAAGAACAACCCCGACGCTGCCTTCCGCGATGTCCGTGATCGCGCGGAGCAACTCGATCTTTTTCTGCGTATACTTTGTGATCAGCTTGTCCGCCTCATCGATGATCAGAAGGTATCCCGATGCCGTTGTCAGAAAATCTGCCACCCGCTCCAGCCGCTCCGCGATCGTCCCGTACTCACGGGGCAGTCCAAGTGCTGCCTCCAGCCGCCGGATCAGATCCTTCTGGTTCATCGCCTCGTTGCATTCAACGTATGCCACGCGGGGCATCTGCGCGTATTTTTTCAGGCTAAAGGTCTTCCCATACCCGCTGCGTCCTGTGATGATCCCGCGGGTCGCTTCCTCCTGACATAAGCGGCAGATACCGATCACCGATACATAGTCGCGGGATTCATAACAGTCCGTCTTTTGCAGGGGGCGCTCCGCCCCGCCCATTTCTGCGGCATTCTCTGCTGGTTCCGTTCCCGGATGTACTTCCCGGAGCCATCCCCGAAGCGCCTCTTCCAGCTCTGTCGCATCCGAACGGTATTTCCTGTTCAGATACTGGCTCATCATCGACCTGCTCACACTCATCCGGAGCGCCAGCTCCGCTTTGTTCATCCTCAGCTCTTCCAGAGCTTCATTGACCTGGTCCACCAGATCCTTTTCCTGTACATATGCCCTTGCTTCCATTTTTCAACCTTCCTTTCAGTCCTCATAGATTTCATTAAATGCCGCCACGCACAGCGCTGTCCCAACTACCAAAATGCCGACTACGGCTACGAATACCACGGCTGCAGCCACACATATTTTTACAAACAACTTCATCCCTCCATAGCCCGAAGCTTTTTGAGCGCTGCCTCGGCGCTTCTTGCTAGATAAGTATCTTCGGCTTCCTCTTCTTCCTGCCGCTTCCGGCGCAGGTCCACGTTTTCCTGATAGAGCCGCGAATCCGGGAATGCTACCATGTTCGATTTTTTCTTTTTCCGGGTTCCGCCGTCCATCATCAGATCCACACCGCCCGCCACCGGATCAAAGCCGACATACTGCTCATTGATCTCCTCAAACGGTTTCCGGGCTTCCTCCAGCCGCTTCCTGTCACGCTCGATCTGGCGGTTCTGCATTACGATGTGGCGGATCGTATTCTCATTGACCGCGCCAAACTTCAATAACTCCTGGCTGGTCGCCTCACAGATTTTCCTTCCCTTCAGGTCAAACACATACAACGTGGACACGTCCTCCGGATCATACCGGATGTTGACCTTCTGCCCGATGTACCCGCACAGCTCATCCGCACGGTATTCATACCCATTCCTCACGATGCCGATCTGGCGGACAAGGACATTCTCTTCCTTCATCATAAGGAGCGTCGCGTAGCTCTTCGGCGGAAGCGCCTTTTCATACCGCTCTGCCTCCTCGAACACTTCCCACGGCGTCGGGTGCGGCTCGCCCTGTTTTTTCAGACCGCTGTGGACGGTATGCTCATATTTTGTATGCAGCCACTCATTCCATTTCTGGTAAAATTCTTCCAGCGTCAACAGCTTCCCAGCCTCCAGCATCTTCTGGATGTCCTTGGATACCTTGTCCGATGTCTTCGATCCGGTCAGCGTCCCCGTGTAAGATGTCATCCCCTTGGAAAACTTATTGCAGACCGTCCGGAAGAATCGCTCCACCTCACCTTTGTTCCATGCTTCGTAAGGCTTTGCACGGTGGTCGTCGATGATTCCGATGGATCGGTAGAACCCCCGCACATCCTCCTCAAACGCCAGCTCGTTCCCGTGCCGGTCTTTCCGGTTGCGCCCCGTCATTTCAAAACTGGTGTAATCCTTACCGTTATCAATGTAAAGGTACTTCGGCACGCCGCCGTGCTCCTGATACATTGCTTTTAAAAGGCTTTCCTTCAGGATCTGGCTGTTCGCGTGCTCACACATCACATCGCCCATGATCGTCCTGCTCCGGACGTCGATCCATGCCACCAGCACCGGCTTGATCGCCTTCACTTTTCCGTTCGGCATCGTGTAGGATACCCAGCAGTCAAATGTGTGCTCGTCTCCCATCACGACTTCCATAACCTGCAGGCTCCCGGTATCGCGAGATGCTTTCACAACTTTCCGGTTCTTATATTCCTTATACCCGCGCGCCGCCAGATAGTGGGCGCTGCCCATGCCGCCTTCCGTCATCAGATAGTTGATGTAGCGCGTCACGGACTGGTACGATGGTATGTAATCCCATCCGTTCATTTCTACTAAAAGCTGAAGCTTTTCGTAAAGCATTTCCCGCGTGCTGTTGTTTGCCGCAAAATCCTTGTGGAACCAGATGTTCTGGATCGCCTGTTTGACTTCCGGCGTGAATGCCGGGAACAAGCCTGTCTGCTTCGGTTTCCTGCACAATGCCAGCACTGTGAAAAAGCTGTAATCGCATCCGTCCTCCCTGCCCAGCCGGTCCGCCCATGCCAGCGCTTCGTTGTAGCTCTCCAGATACCGGTACAGTGTTCTTTTGTTCTTCCCAAGGTGTTCTTCGGAAAACTCTTCCGCATACTGGGTGCGTCCTCTGTCGTCGTACTGCAGGAACTTCTGGATGATCCCGCGAAGTTCGATCCCCCGGTAGTAATTTTCTTTGTAGGTACTCATGTACCATTCGAGGTCAGTCCCTACATACCACGGCGCATCCGCGCGGATGTCAGTCGGCTTTTCTGTCTCAGGGTTGGACTTTGCTTCGGCAAGAAGGCGGAGCTTTTCACGTTCTTTCCATGCATTACGGGCTGGTTTCGATAAGGAAGAAACTGCAACGAGGACTCGATCCTTTCCTCCATCCTCACTTTTCTCTCTTCGTACCTTATATTTATCCTCATTTCGTATAAGGTTCTGAGACATAGATTTATATTTAATTTGTTCCAGTTCTGCAGCTTCCTCTAAAGTCACATACGCTTCCACTCAATCACCTCCTTCATGCTACCGAATTGTTTAAAATCTCTTCGATCCTTTCCCGGTACGTTTTCCCGCTTCTATCTCCGGAAATAATCCGGCGCATATACTGCTTTGAAATCCCTAACTGCCGGGCAAGTTCAACTTGTGTCATGTTCAGATCAACAAGTCTCTTCTTGATCCGCTTCCCATATGCACTGTCACATCTTCCCATGCTGCACCTGCCATTTAAAATTTAATTGATACATCTCTTCCCGTTTTGCTATAATCTTTATATCTCCATCGAAGGGAGGTGGAAGATTATAAAAAACTTCTATTTAAGTCCAGCTGACTTTGAGAAGAATTGCCCCTATGCATTTCTTCTCGACGGATATTTGCAGTCACTCATTCCGACTAATCGGAACTATACCTTTATAAGAAGGAATAAAGATGGCGAATCATATACGGCAATATATGAAATCCATGACCCCAATGGCTTATATTCATTAGAAGTGACCTGCAACGTATCCAACAAAGACCGTTATCAATATTCATTCAAAAAAATGAATGGCTGATAACACTTTTATGGCTTCCCTTTCCCTCCACAATGATCTCTATCCCGTGGAATTCGTGATTTTGTGGCACGCCCAAAAGTGTCACTTTCCAACGATTCTCCCCACATACATCAACGTGGATAGAAAGGGAATCCTGCAATATACATGCAATGATGTCATATAGTTTTTCTTTCCCATCCTGCTCCGGACAGAACTGATCTGTTTCCAGCCTTTTATAAATATCCGGCAAAATTTCCATTGCCTCTTTGGCTTTTTTCCACTCAGCTTCATATCCTTCAAGCGGTTTGCTTTGCGTATAATCAGCTGAGTACTTCCATAAAGCAAACCCGAAAAACTCTGATACTGATCTGATAAGCTCTAACTTCTTTCTATGGTATTCTTCTTTCTGCACGTCCCGCTCCTTTCTTATTGCTCTTGTTTCACACTTGCTCTGATCCGAGCGACCTTCTTTATTCTGGAGAACTCCAGTCATTGAGATTTTTTGAAAAGTTTGATATTATTGGGTTACAAATATCCCATTGCGTATTTATTATATCTTCCTATTTGCAGAATGTCAATAGATTTTCTTCTTTTAGGAATATTTTGTTTCCAATATACAGAAAGTGAGGCAGCATGAATTTTAATATGATTAGCATAGGTGAACGAATTAAAAACAGAAGAAAAGAACTTAATCTTTCCCAAATAGACATCTACGAAAAATGTGAACTAACATCTGGTGCTTTAAGCAAGATCGAGAATGGAAAGACCATTCCCTCTATCCTTGTCTTCTACAAACTATCTCAAGCTCTTGACTGTGATATTAACTGGTTATTAACAGGAGACTCTTCTCATTTGCAGAATCCTGACATCTGCAAAAAGGAAGAAACATATTTAAATCTATTTCGACAGTTGCCTGATGATGATCAAGATGAGATTATAGAAATAATCAATTTAAAAATAGCCAAAAATAAGCGAAAATCTACCGTTCCCAAAAAGGCATCATCATCGCTTTCCGAAAATAATTCCGATTTAAAAATGGCTTAATTTTTTTCTGCTTTTTGGGTTACTTGTATCCCTTATTATGAAGAATTGCTTTTTTCGAACATATTTTTGATAAATCCTTTACAGATGGCTTAAATAAGGCAATTCTTCATTGATTTATGAAATTTGCAAAAATGAAGAATTGGTTCTATAAAGAAACCGACTTCTTTGTAACGCTTTATATTTTTAGTCTCTCCTTAGCAAAAGCGGTATTTTAAGCCATTTATCGCAATTTTAAGTAACAAAAAATGACGCTGTAACGCCCCGTTATAACGCCATTCCCCCTTTACGTCACCAGAAACATCTGATACACTATGTTTACAACCTTCTAAAAAGTCCGCATCATCCAAAAGCTACTTACTCCTTGCTTCC